GCTGCAGCACATAGAAACGGCAGCATGTTTACTGCCATTGCGTACCAATAAGGGATTGAGAAACGTATCATATCATCAGCCTCACTTTCAAAACTGTAGGTCTTCGTCGGCACTGGGTGTCCGCTCCTCACGGGGAGCGGTGACTCAAGGCGGGTCAGGCCGGGTGCAGTTCGGGGTTTGCTTCTACAATTTCCAAGCCTTCATCGGTGGCTTTGAGGCTCCAATCTTGCTGGCCGTAGGCAATGCCTGTGGTTTCATGCACTGGGCGATGGATGGCGAGCAAGCCAGCGGCTTCAAGAGCCTCCCAATGGCTGGATGTTTCGGTGAAATGCTGCCCCGCTTCGTTGCGTGTGCAGATTGTGCAGAGTTCGCGGAGCATTGCTTTGGTGGCCTTGGTTTTCATGTTGTTTCCTTGCCGGTGTCCGGCGGTTAGTGGAGGGTGTTCGAATCAATTTCATCGACTTCATCGACAAGCCTAACAGGCTCATCGGCACAAATCAACCACAAAATGCACAATTGAGTTATATTTGCTGTAAATTGTCTGCGTGTGCCTGTTTTGTACTGGATGAGAAGGGATGTCGGGGATGTCGGGGATGTTGACGATACGCTGTACCAGCCTCTATAGAAAATTTTTTATGGGCATTGGTACTATATTGAGATGGGTACTATAATAGTACCCATAGAAACCAAAATTCTGTAGTGGCTGATACAGAGATATCGTAAACATCCCCAACATCCCGAGTCGTATTCGCCCTGGGGGATTTCCTTGAGCTAGATCGGATGATTGTATTTCTCTCAAGACAGAATTAGTGCGAATATGTGTGTTGCCATGGGTACCATGGTAGCAAGTGCCGATCTAGCTATCGGGTTCTTTGAGGGGCAAATGAGTCTGTCATGTTCAAGACAGGGCATTGGGCGAGAATGCCGCGAGAATGCAGGTGTGGCACAGACCGGCGTGAATCACACTGGGGTTTCAGGATGTCAAAATGGCAGGAAATGGGCGATGATGGGGGCGGGAGCTAGCTTGGCTCCTAAAGGTAACAACCCATGGATCCAATTTTAACACCGCCATCGACCCCGACCCATGGAACACTGGAAGCTAGATCGGCCCAAGCCTGCTTCAGTGTGGCTCATCGGCATTTCGTGATTGTGGCGGTGGGAACCCATGGAAACAGGCTTCAGACGCTCAGAATGAGGGAAACAGGGCAAAACCAAGGGAAAACCCCAAGAGAAAAGGCCAACCCGAACAAAACCTTACCATCGACCCCGACCCATTGATTCATCTTTTACTTAACCCCCTCGGAACACGAGCCATTTTTCAGGGATTTATTTTGATGACTCAAAAAGGAAAACCCCAAAGCCCCAAGACAGGTCCACGGGTACTATGACTGGAAAAATATGCGCTATATTTTTCCAGCTATTTGCCTGATAAGATAAAATTGGTTTATAATCGTGTTTGATAAAGCCACACGGAACCGTATTAATGCCACCTAAATCTCGCCAAGCACAAAAAGTTGAAATGGTAAAATCCGGCGAGTGGCCTGATTTCTTGAAGCGCCGTGACTACCTGATGTCTACTGGCGTTCCTGAAGGTGCTGCATGGACAACGGCCCTGCTTGAAATAACCAAGACGCCTGCTCTTCCGACTGGAACTAGAAATCCGGCTTATACGCCAGCTGCCAATCGAAAAAGCAATGAACGGGCTGAGTTACTAAAGCAGGCTGAGAGTGATCGTGTACCCGGCACGACGTTTTCGGGAAAGACGGCTAGCTCTATTGAAGTGATAGAATGGGTTGCGGCCAATATCGCAATTACTGACCCAGACCCCAAGAAAGCACCGAATAGCGAAGCTTGGGGCTTGCTGCAGTGGGTTCGTCGCGACCAGCAAAACGAAGGTGAATTTTGGCGACAGATTTACCCGAAGCTGATGCCAACCAAGTCTGAAATGAAGAAAAGCCAAGGCGAAAAAGAAAATGAAAGCGACGTTATCGACCTCATCGGGCGTGTCAAAGCCGCAATTATCAGCGACGAAGGTGCGGCCGAAGGTTGAGAAAAGCAAGCCCAAGACAGCCTGCCTGATTCGCCGTAGGACTCCGCATGTGTGGGAGAACGGCGTTCGTCCTTACAGCATCGTTCCCAAGGGGGTTCTGGAAAATCTTGAGTTTCGTCGCAAGCTGATTGAGGTTTGTAACGCAGATTCGTCAGTGGCCAGTGATGTTATTGAGATGTGCCGCCGAGACAGGTTGTTTTACATCAACTCTTTTTGCTGGACGTATGACCCGCGTAAAGACGATCAGCCTATCATTCCGTTCATAACGTATGACTTTCAAGATAACGCGATTGACGATATTGGCGAAGCGATTGGCAGCCATGATATTCTCGCTGAAAAGTCTCGCGACATGGGTGCTAGCTGGATGTTTCTTACAGTCCTTCACCATGAGTGGATGTTTAAGTCCATGCGTTCTTTTCTGGTGGTCAGTCGTAATGAGGATTATGTAGACAAGCCTGAAAACCCGAAAGCTCTGTTCTGGAAGCTTGATTTTCTTCTGAAAAAGCTCCCGACGTTCATGGTCCCCAACTTCACCCGTGTCAACATGAACATTACGAACAAAGACAACGGCTCTGTGATTGATGGCGAATCGACCACGGCAGACGTGGGACGCGGTGACAGGCGAACTGCTGTGCTTATGGATGAATTTTCAGCGTTCAAGAAAGATGACGGATATCGTGCGCTGAGTAGTACCCGCGACGTTACGAAGTGCCGAATGTTTAACTTCACGCCACAGGGAACAAACAACGCTGCCTATGACATGGCCCAGCGTAATATCTCGAAGCTTCGAATGCACTGGTCTGTTCATCCTGAGAAGAATATCGGCCTTTACCACAAAGAAGGAAAGGCTAGATCGCCATGGTATGACGAGCAATGCGAACGTGCTGCGCATCCAATGGAAATCGCCCAAGAGCTTGATATTGACTACTTGGGTTCTGACTTTCAATTCTTCGACAGCCAGAGCATTGACAAGGTTCAGAAAGAGAATTGCGTCAAAGAGTATTTTCAGGGCGAGCTTTCATTTGACAGCGATTCGCTTCGGCCTATGGGGTTTACCCGTGTAGCTGGTGGCCGATGGCGACTTTGGATAAACCACGAACAGCTAGACCCGATGGATTTGTTTGCGGTGAGTGCTGATATCGCGACAGGTACTGGAGCTAGCAATAGCGTTATCTCCATTGGAAGTATGCGGACCAGTCAGAAGATTGCTGAATTTGCCAATCCAATGGTCAAGCCGCATGAGCTTGCCAAGATCGCGGTCGCTGCAGCTAAATTCTTCAAAAACGCTACGATGATATGGGAAGCCAACGGGCCGGGAAGAATCTTTGGTGACGGTGTAATTGACGCTGGCTATAGGGAAGTGTATTACAGGACGAACGATAAGCAGTTGGGTGCGAAGGAATCGACCGTTCCGGGTTGGTATTCCACCAGAGAAAACAAGCTTGGCGTTTTGGGTGAGTATCGCCGGGCGCTGGCCAGTGGTGATTTCATCAACAGGTCGCTTGAGGCCGTCCAAGAATGCCGCGAGTATGTGTTTTTGGCCACGGGAAGTGTAGAACACGGAAAGAGTATTTCCAACATAGACCCTTCCGGAGCTAGAGCTAATCACGGTGACAGGGTTATTGCTGATGCCTTGTTGTGGAAAATGATGAAGCAACGTGGTAGTCTAGGGACAATTGAGAAATCATACGTCCCACCAAACAGCTTTGCCGGTAGACGTAAGAGATTTTCAGATTCAGAGAAGAATAAAAAGCTAGAGGCCGCGAGATGGTGAAGCGGTATCACGCTGGGTTCATTGCCCGGAGGTCACAGGTTCGAATCCTGTTCTCGCTATTTAAAGGTAGTAGTTATGTATGGAATGTGCTTCATTATTTTTCTTGTAATCACGGCCATTTACATTGCCGGAATGATCGAGAATGGCTTTGGCTACGTTTCCTTGTTTTTTTGGATGGCCTACAGTGCGTTTTTCCTTTACCCAATCGTCGATGATTTTTGGGATAGGTGGAGATTTCGCAAATTGCCTGAGTGGCAGAAGTACAGACCTTTGAAATTCTGGAAGAAACGGTAAAGGAATTACCTTGGACACAAGCAATCGCAAATCAATGATGATGCTCAAATCCGCTATGGAGTGGAGCAGTCGGTCTATCGCACCTTATCGCGAGAACTACAATCACGCATTGAAGCAGTTTGTTGGCGCTCACTATTCAGAGAACGGTGCGCCTGATCGCGTTCCGGTGAATATGCTGGAAATGGCGACTTCGATTTACGTCCAGCAATTTGTTTCTGCAATTCCGCAGGTCATGTGTTCAACGCGATACGCCTCATACAAGCCAATGGCCGCAGATTTTTCGATTGTGATGAACTATGAGCTTCGCCGTATGGGTATTGACCGGACGCTCCAAGAGGCATTGGTGACTGCGTTGTTCGCTCCCTTTGCCGTCTTGAAGGTTGGGGAATGTTCAGGGCCGATGGTTGAGTTTGAAGGCATCAATCACGCAACGGGCAGCACCTTTGTTGACTTGATTGATTTTGATGACTTTATTATCGACATGACGGCGAAACGGTGGGAATCAGCTAGATACATGGGGGACAGGTATCGCGTTCCGCTTAGTGCCGTGCATAGCAATGAAGAGTTTGTTGCCAAGTACCGAAAGAAGGTTGAATCTGTCAGCCGCGCAGCCCGCAGTGATGCTGATGACGAGCAGACCGAACACGCTTCTTCTATTGGCCGTGGCGAGGACTCGACCGATGACGGCGAGATTGAACCGTATACAGAGCTTTGGGATATCTGGCTGCCTGCAGAGGGCAAGATTATTACCATGCCTGCTTCGGGAGAGCCTTACCCGCTTCGTGAAATTGAGTGGGATGGCCCAGACATCGGCCCTTATGACCGCCTTACATTTCAGCATGTCCCCGGAAACATCATGGGACTTCCGCCTGTAGCGAACTGGATGGACCTGCATGAGATGAACAACATGATCTTCAACAAGATGGCCCGCCAATCGCAGAGGCAGAAAACTGTTTACGGCGTCCGTGCGGGCCAGATTAAGGACGGCGAAAGAACCATTCAGGCCAATGATGGCGATGTAATAAAGATGGACGGCGACGGCGTTAATTCAATGAATTTCCCCGGCGCTGATGCTTCTAGCATGGCAATGTTTCTTCAAGGCAAGGATTTATTCAGCTATGCAAATGGCAATCTTGATCTTCTTGGCGGTCTTAGCCCGCAATCCCAGACGGTTGGACAAGACCAGATGCTTTCGGCCAGCGCGTCACAGCGTGTTGTTCGAATGCAGAATGAGGTAGTGGGCTTTACGACACGAATCATTCGTTCGTTGGCTTACTATGTTTGGGAAAACCCACTGGCTGATTATGATCTAGACAAGCCGGTTCCGGGTTTTGAAAGCGTTTCCGTGCCGATTGATTTTAATTATGACCGAAGGCTTGGTAAGTTTCCGGATTATGATATCGAAATCCAACCATATTCAATGCAGCACCAAACCCCAAGCATGAAGCTGCAGTCGTTGACTCAAGCGTTCGGCACTTTCATTGCCCCCTACATGGAGCAGATGAGGGAGCAGGGCATATCTGTCAACTTTGAAAAGACTGTCAGGACCGTTTCTCAGTTGGCTAACTTGCCTGAGCTAGATGATTTGATTACATTTGTAGAGCCAGCGGAAAACCCTACTCCTATCTCGCAAAGATCGGGAGTCGGAAAGCCTGCTGAGACAAAGAGGACTTACGAGCGAATAAACCGTCCGGGCGGCACTAGAGCAGGCAGAGATGCCGCTTTAACCAAGTCCCTTATGGGCGGAACAATAAACGACAGTGAAGCAGCTTCACTTGATGGGGGCATACGTTGAACATACCCGACACTGCTTGGTGGATCATTGGAATCATTGTGATACAGGCTCTTTTTGGAACTGTATTGCTGATAGTTAGTACGCTAGCTACTTGGGCCTTAGCTCGCGTCCACAGCTTGTCTGTTAGGGTTGCTGAGCTGAGTGTTCATACTAACATGCAGACAACGCACGTTGACCAGAAGCTTAAATCGCTCAACGACTGGATGAAGGGTATTGACAGAAAGCTAGATCGTGCGTTAGAAAGAAGTGCCAGAGCTGGTAATTTAAGTACCCACGACGGCTTTGACCCAAGAACTGACGAAGATTAATTATGCCAACTTACTGTTACACAAATGAAGACGGCGAGACGATTGAGCGCCGTATGTCCATGAAGAAGGTTCGCAAGAGCATTCGCGTCAAAGGTGTTAAATTCACACGCGACATTGCTGCTGAGAATGCCGGATACACGGATACTCCGGGCGCTTGGCCCATGAAGTCCGACGCTGCGGGCGTTCACCCTTCGCAGATTGGCGAAGCTAGAGAACACGCTGCTAAGGTTGGTGTTCCTACTGACTTCACGCCAGACGGAAGAGCAATTTTCACAAGCCGGTTGCATCGCAAGTCGTATTGCGAAGCGCACGGTCTGTATGATCGTAATGGCGGTTATGGCGATCCTAGACGAAGAGGTATTATTGATGGCTAAGGCAACTAACAAACTTGATTCCAGCGCAAACACTACCAACACAGGCATTGAGCCAGCTTTTTCCGATGAGGATTATGATGATGCTCGCGAAGATGGTTTTGATGGTGATGGTTCTGGCGAAGAGGGTTCCGCATGGGATGAGGGCGATGATGATATTGATGACGGCTCTGAATCGGGTTCTGATGACGATTCTGGCGATGACGATGAGGGGGATGAACTCGATAGCGACGATGACGAATCGGAAGGAGATGGCGAAGAAGCCGATCCGGACGATAGCCCAGATGTCGCCCGCGCCAAAGAGCTTGGATTTACTGAAAAAGAAATCAAAGCCATGCGCGGCGAGAAAAATCTCACTGCCGTCATCGTCGCGATGGATAGAAAAATTGCTGAATTCGGTCGCACTGGTGGAGACGCGACGAATACCGCCGACAAGTCAAAGACTGTTGGCGAAACTTCCACGGGCAAGACCAAAGAATCTGAACCTGCGGCCACAGGTGACGAAGCTGATTTGGAACTCGACCCAGAGCTTTTTGACGACCGTTTAATCAAGGCATTTAAATCGCAAGGCAAGAAGTATTCTGCAGCGATTGAAGGCATGAAGCAACAGGTCGCCGTCCTTCAGGACGCTCTTTCAGACCGAGTGTTTGATGAGCAGGTCAATGGTCTTGGCAAGGGGTTCGATTCTATTCTGGGTGCTGGTTCTACCAGTGCGCAGCCTGAAAATTCGAAATTCGCCAAGAATCGTTCTGCAGTCAAGGATGAAATGAAAGCCTTGTCTGCCGGGTACAAAGCCATTGGCAAGAACGCGCCTAGTGAAAGCCAGTTGTTTTCGCGGGCAGTCCAATCATTGTTTTCCGATAAAATTCAAGGAATGGCCAAGAAAGGCATTACCGATCAACTTCGCGGCAAGTCCAAGAGATTCATTTCTAGACCAGCTAGCCGTCGCCAATCAACTGACGGGAGATCGCCCACACAACGGGCAGTCGATAACGTCAAAGAGAAGCTTCGTCAATCTGGTGGACACTCCAGCGATTTTGAAGAGTAAATGATCTACCTTGGCTTTTATAAAATAAGAAAGTGAAGGCTTCCTATGGCTCTGTCTGATGACCAAATTGCTGATCTTGTTGCCGGTACTCTCAAAGACCTCGGAAGGGGTCGATATACTGAGCTTGCTACCGACCTCCAAGGCTTCGAAGTCCTCCCCCGCGTGCTTAAAAAGGGCAAGATTAACTTCATTGCCAATGGCACAGGGGTACAACGTAACATCATGATTGATGACGGCGGCGCTGCGAAGCACGTTGGCCTGTTCTCGGAAGATGTTACCAGTGCGCCTGACCATCTGGCGCAGTACACTGTGCCTTGGCGTCACTCCCAGACCCATTGGGTCTTTGATCGTCGCGAAACACAGATGAACTCTGGCCCAAGCGCCATTGTGGACATGGTGAAAATGCGCCGCGCCGGTGCTATGATCTCTCTTGCCAAGCTGATGGAGCAATCTTTCTTCGGCAAGCCAGTTGATTCGAGTGATAACATCACTCCTTTCGGCTTGGATTATTGGATCACGCCAAGCCAGACTCAAGGTTTTAATGGCGGCAACCCATCTGGTTTTGCCGCAGGCGCCGGTGGCATTGACTCGGCGGCTTACCCCCGTTGGGCCAATTACACCGATGGCTATACGACTGTCAATAAGGCTGATTTGATTACCAAGATGCGTAAGGCTCATCGCCTTACCAATTTTGTCAGTCCAATCTCCATTCCCGACTATCGCAAGGGTGCTGGCCAAAACTTCCGTATCTATGTGAATGAAGTCACTATTGCCGCGCTTGAAACTCTGGGCGAAGCTCAGAACGAAAATCTCGGTCGCGACCTCGCCAGCATGGACGGAATGATTACGTTCCGCAAAAACCCACTCGTCTACGTCCCCTATCTCGACGCAGATACAACCGATCCTGTCAGAATGATTAACTGGAACTCGTTCCACATTAATTTCCTGAAGGGTGAGTATCTTCGCCAAGACGGACCTCAGAAGAAGGCTGACGCTCACAACGTGTTCGAAGCTCATATTGACCTGACTTGGAACACCGACTGCGACAACCGCAGGCTTCACGCTGATATCCGTAAATCTTCCAGCTGATCTAGCTTGCATCTGGTCTTTTTGTTTGTTTTTTGGTTTGACGTTTTAATTTAAGGAATTTGAGCTATGTCTCAGAATCAGACTCAATATGTAAATCAGGCCCGTGCGCATGTTCGCCGGGTCTGGTACACGGGCAGCGATGCCCTTTCTAATGGCGTGGCTCTTTGTTATGCTCGCGACTATGGCGTTGCCACTGTCGTTGAACCTCGCCGCGACAAGAACGTGGCACGCCCTGCAGTTGGCAACAACACGGCTTTTGCCGGTGTTGCTACACGGGCTTATCCCGCCAATACAGGGGGCCAGTTTATTGAAGTGTTCGAACCCGGCTCGATCTGCCGCGTTCTCATCAATATCTCTGGGGCCATTGGCGGTTTCGTCACGGCACAGACAACCTCTGGCGAATTCGGCACTGCTGGCTTTGGCGGTCGTGGCTCAGCTAAACTGCTCCAGACTGTTGACGGTAGTGGCACTGCTGCACTTTGCCTTGTCGAGCTTCTTGATGGCGAAGAATCTGGCCTCGTCCAGATTCTTCAGCCTGACGAAGCTGGCGGCGCTGTGATTCTTACAGCAGGCGGCATTACGCAGATTACGGGCGGCATTACGCTCACTGCTAATGCTACTGCCACTCTCGCAGATGGCGTCCTTCAAGGCATGCGCAAGGGCGTTCGTCTTGTTGGCGCAATGACCACTAGCGATGTGGTTGTGACCGTCACGAATGGCGTTCAGCTTGACGGCTCAACGGCTTTGGCCACTATCACGCTTGACGGCGCTGCAGATATCAGTATCTTGGAGTTTCTTGGCGTTGACTGGCAATTGATTGCCAACAGCGGCTCCGCACTAGCGTAAGCTAGTTTCAATTTGCCTCCTATCGGGAACAGGCCATGCGTTTCATACAAATTATGCTCTTGTGTGGAACCATGGCCTGTCTTGTTGGGTGCAAGTCTAAGGGCGGCCAGATAGATTATTTGCGTGAAAAAGTAAATGAGTTTGGCCAAGTAATCCGAGATAAGTTTCGGGTTATACAGCCAGACAATCCAGCCGATGCAGCTAGCTTAGAGGTTGATGCAGAGGGTAATATCAAAGTAACATCTCCCGCGTCTCAAAGGCCGCCAGACCCATTAAAGCCAGAAACGTCAACCAGCAGGAGCTTGGGAAAGTTAGTGATAGGTGGCGGGATTACTTTGGTCGCTGGCGTGATTCTTTTAGCTATGCGCATGAGTGGTTCTTTGTGGATTAAAAGTGCGCCAAAAGGGCTTGGGCAAGGTCTGGTATTCTCTGGAATTGGTCTAATTGCAGTGGCAGTGGCTTTTGACAGTAATGAGCTGTATGCTGTTGGTGTTGTCGTTATTGGCCTTCTGATTATGGCTGTCGTGGCTTGGAAGAGCAACGCCGATCAGGAAAAAGAGAAGCAAAAATCTGTCTCTGAAGCTGTTATCAATAACCTGCCAAGCAGCATTATCATAGATAGTCAATCTTGAATGGATTTTTCATGAGCATGGAATTTTTCTGTTTCCTGATGATAACTGCTGTTGGCCTTCAAATACTGAATAGGAGTACGGGATGGCTCACGCAAAAATGGAAGTGATTGCTTCCGGCAAAAAATGGATAGGCTTTTGCGTAAGGATAAGTGATGATGATAATTTTAGTGATTTGGAGTTTGACGATTATCAAAGATCATGCTCGCTCGCTTATGACGTAATCAATCGAGTTATCGAAGTAAAAGGATGGTCAGCCCCACCGCAGAAAAGGGGACTTATTCTCCGTTTTTTGGCCAGTATTGGCTTTTTCGTTGCGGATGAGCATGGTATAACTTCGGCACATTGGTCTTCTTTGGAGTCTGCATTTTTAAGTTGGGGAATTTTTCGATACAAATTCTCAAGAGTGCGTGGCGAAAAAGGTAATCGTTCGCTACACTGGTGTTGCCGTAAGTGGAACGGCAAGAAATGGATCAAAGATAAAAACATTGGCGATGTTGCCAATGAGCAAGAGATTCTTGGCTCTTTCCAAGAAAAAAGCCCAATTAGGGTAGGAGACTCAGCTATGAGCGTTACTATTACCAAAACCGTTGTTGCAGATGGTGGCTTCAGCCACGAAGAAAAAACCGTTTACGGTGCTTCTGTCAGCCCGTCAGACCTCAAGATTCTGACTGTCCTTGAAGCTGGCGACGCTTCAGGTCGCACCACCATGGCCAATATCTCGCTTCAAAGCATGTCTGCACAAGAAGCAGCCAACGAAGTCAAAGGCAATGCTGCTTACGACAACGAAGAAGATCAAGACTGATTTCGTCAGCTAGCCTGATACGGCAAAATCACTCACGCCGCGCTTGACGGCACGGCGTGTTTTTTTAATGGCAAGTAGCTCAATTGGATAGAGCAGTGGACTACGAATCCACAGGTCGCAGGTTCGAGTCCTGCCCATGACTGCTTTGAATCGGATAATAATCGGCGAATAATTGGAGAATATCCCTTTGTCAGATAACAACAAAGCCACCATCACCGTGACCGGCAAGATGATTGAACTGATTGTTCCAAGTCAAGGCATCAGCTTTGGCGCACGCGACATTGACACTCTGATTAAACAGGCTGAAAACTTCCATCGCAAAAGCAATGCGCTTGACGCTGCAATTGAACAACTCAAGCAATACAAGGCTGACAACGCATGACCTACCTGAAAACTGCAGGGACGTTTATCAAAACTTGGTTCGCCAAGGCTGTCGTGGCAACAGCTACTTATCCTGTTGCTGCTGTCGGTATTTTCCTAGCGGTGATCGTGTTGATGTTTGCAGTGTGGGTGGTATTTTGAGTCAATGGCAATACTACGCAATCACGTTTGGCCAAGACGCCAACGGTATATTTTGGACCGGCAATTGGGTGTCGTGTGACGCATCGTTTGCGGCACGAATGTACTCACCCGCTGTACCTGTGAGGCTCGCATGAACCACCTCTACGCGGTCGTCATCGGCTTGATAATCGGCGTGCTGTTGATCGTGGCCATGAATCTGCTGGCATGGCACACCATGGGCATGAGCTGGCGGGATGTATGGCGATGGATTGTTGGCCCATAATTAATCAATGAAAGCGAAAACAAATGACATTACTAGACCAAATCAAAACACACGCACGCGACGACGCGACG